GGCGTATGTTCGCCCCCCAGCTTACTCCGGGGTGCTCCCCGGACCCCTTGCAGGGGGTCCGCCCTTGCGGGCCGCTCGACAGTGGTGGGCGTCTTCTCCGCGTACTGATGGTTGATCCCTCACAGGGGCTTGGGGATTCCCACCGCCCCGGTGGCCCCCCCCGCCGTGGGGGAGTTGGGGGCTTTCACCATACGAGGAAGAAGACGACAACGACTGAAGAGCCCGCCGACCTGCCTGGGTGAGGCGGTTTCGGCCTGTCTTCGTGTGTGTGTTAGACTTGTCCCTGCCCTAACCGTGTTGTGTTTTGTGTGTATGTTGAAGACTATTGTTGTCGGGACAGCTGGGGAGGGGTGGGCGCCGACCACCCTGCCGAGCTTGGCACTCGGCAGCCTTGCCTGCAACTGTGAGTTCACCACGTGCCTCGCACCACAGATGTGCGGGCACGGGTTGTCATTTGGAGGATGGTAACCGCCGCAGCCAGATTGCGCACTGCAGCGCCCCGCTTATTCAGTAAGTAAGTGGTCGCCACTCGGTAGACGTTCTTCGTCAAGTTCGAGGCCCATTCCGGCGTCACTTGAATTGAGGTCAGGCCTGCCGGGCCGGAGACCTGGCCTAAGATGTAATCGAGGATCGCTGATTTCCCAGCCACTCTCAGCCCCCTGGGCAGTCTGAAACCTAGGTCCTTCGCGATGGAGACTGCGGTCCGGTTGTCGTCGTGGAACCAGGCGTGGAGGAACCGAGTGATGTTTATGTCTGGTGGGAGCCGGATGTCAGTTTGGATGGCTGTAACAGAGCGGAGTTGGTCGGCCAGGTGGTATATGGCTTTGGTGTCCAGTGCGTGCAATGTGTAGTCAGCCTTGCTGGGTATCTTCTTCTCTCCTATCCCGAATTTGGACATCCACACGCTGTTCCGTTCTCGTCCTTGGACGTCCAGCACCACCCACTGGCGGCCGTCCGACCACTCTAGACACCCGAGACCGCCGGCACATATGGGAGTGCTCAGTGCGTGGTTTAATAACCGTCTGGACATGTGTGGCCCCCACCTCATCAAGTCGGATGTGGTCAAACGTCTGACCCAGTCGCTAACGTTTTTCTGGCACGGAGTCATTGCCAAGGGTAGTAATCGACTGAGCCAGGTCATCCAGTTCTTTGAGACTTCCTGGGGGTTGGTGGGGTCGTAGTTGGTGATCCAGGGGGACGCGAACATCACACCTTTGAGACCGAGAGCTGGGTAGCCCAGGACGCCGGAGGGGGCGTACACCTTACGGAGGAATTCGCCGACCTGCCCGCCCGTCGTTTTGCTGACGTTGGTCTCCATCCCCGTGCTGTCATACTGGTCGGCGAGCCATGTGGTCGGGAGGTTCTCGGTGTCGGAGGCCAGTATGAGGTCGTCCCCCATGGAACCTGTGTCGTATCCAGCTGGGTTCGATGTTCTTGACAAAATGGTGGCGATAACGCACTCGGTGGCCAGAGTGTCTATTAGGCTCGTCAGTCTCCAGCCGCTCAGAACGCCATTGCGGTATTTCCAGGCGTTGCCCTCTCCGTCCTTGACCACAAGTTTCCTGAGGTGTTCGATCTCCACCCTAGCGATCTCGGCGGCTGCTGGGGTTGCCGCACCCATGTGCCCCAGGACAGACTCGATAAACCACAAGGGTATATGATGGTCAAAGTTTTTTCCGTCTATGGCGGCGTACCACTTGTACTTCTTAGCCTGGAACGCTGGTAGCCACGCCTGGCTGCCAATCGGTGATTTGACGGGCGGTCGCCCCCACAACCATGCCAGGTAGGCTTGGCGTAGGTAGGATGCCATGGGGGTGGTGATGATTTCCCGCGTTTTGGTGGCTTCCTCCTTTAGAGCTACCTTCGCTACGTCTGGGTCGTGCGCTAGCGCGTCGCGGTATGGGTCAGCGGTATCGTTCCACGTCCCGTCGTCTCTCACCAGCCGTGAAAAGGCCCAGGCCCACTTCGTTCGGTACTGCTTTCCACCAATCTGTGCCTTAGGGGCGCCGCCAGACGTCCCCCATCGCAATGGGTCCGAACAAAAGGTCTTGAAGTCTATGTGGGCAGAGCGAGCCACTTTCGGGCGCCAGCTGGCAAAGATGTTAGCGAGGTGTCTGCGGACTAGGGGTGTGTCGTCCATCAGTCGGGGTGAGTTAACCCAGTCCTCGATTCGCTTGTGGACTGCTGACTTGTCCCAAGGGCGTCTCCCTCCTAGTGCCTGGAGGTGGCAGAAATACATCCACGCGGGTCCTTGTGATACCGTGAGCGGGAAAGCGTGGTCATGCAGGATTTTTAACAGCTGGCGGACAAAATCGTCTTCATGGCCAGGCTGACAATGATGTTTGTCTATCCGGGATTGTATTATGGTGAGAAGACCATGGAGACAGTGAGCCAGTTGGTGATGGCCGGAATGATGGATGGACTTGTAGTGCAACCACAAACTGGGGCCGAAGGCCGTGGCGGCTAGGGGCCAGCTGGGGGGTGGCCGGATGCGGGCACGTCTGAGAACCTCCAACTTCTCCGAGTTCGGCAGAGTGTCGGGGGCCTGCTCGCGCAGGTCGCGGATCACTCCCCTCGGTAAAGTCAGGGTCAACTGATGCGCCCAGCCGGGTGCCAGCTTGGTGGTGAACGGTCGCACTTTGTGTCTCATGTCTCCCAGGTCCACTCCTCCTCCGTCCCACGGTCCTAAGAGGTCGCCCCCGGGTCCGAGACCTCGGAGGTCTGGGCCACGGGGAGCTGTTCGGGCGCCGATGCTCGGGCCTTGTTGGCTTGGTGTTGCTCGATGTCCTTGAGCGCCGTGTTGATTAGCGCCTGTCCTCCACCAACCACTGCTCCCGCCGGACCACCCGTTAGGTACCCCAGCGCTGCCTGAATCGCCGGGTCCAGTAGGTACCTCTTTGCCACCGCTAAAAAAGCAGACCAGTTGGGTGGGTCCGGGTACTGTATTGACGAGGCAGAGATACGATTCTCCTCGGATGGATCGATGGCGGCCGATGAGTTATGCCACAGTACGGTTGCGTGCTGGTTGTCTTCGTATTGCGGCAGGGACGTTGACATGGTCCAGGTGTTAGCAGAAATCATCGTTTGGTCCGCACCGGGTTCGTTGGCGAACAGGAGGGGGTCTGTGGTCACGCGGGGCCATTGTTCGCACCAGAGGGCCATGTTCTGGAAAGGCCACCCCGGGTAGTCGACCATCAACACCGGGAACTCAATGGTTATGTCTAAAAAACCGTACGCGTCCCCCTTGTAGGCATCGGACCCGGACAATTCATAGCCGTGGTACTGCGTGCGTGGCTGGCGAATCTTCATCTGGTGTTTGGATGAAGCGACGGGGATGTTGATGTCGATCTTTGGTTGCCACTGCCTGGTGGCCACAAAGGGAACGGGGCTGGCCTGTGCCCAATCCAGGAACTCGTCCGGGTCGTCTCCGGCCGCGTTGAACAGCCAGTAGGCTCTCAGTTGCCCCCAGGTGTTGAGGGCCCATTCTGCGTCCGCGTCCATGAGTCCATCTGCCGCAGTAAACTTGCAGTTGCCCGCAGTCCACATTTCCATAGCGTCGACGATCTTCTGACGCGTCGTGGGGCAGTAGTTGGAGTCGAGTCCTATCCACTGGCGTGTGCCCACATCGTTGGTGAGCAGGACATTGGCGGTGGTGAGTGCCAGGGCGGTGCCGATGTTGGTGACTAGATTGGAGAGCCCGGGGCCAGTCGAGATGGTGTAGTGTTGGGTGTGGGTGGCTAGATAATCCAGGGACGCGGCTAGACGCATGGGGGAGGTGGCGGCATGGGCGTAGTGAGTGAACTCGCCAAACGGGTTTCCGGCTACCCACCATCCGGGCATGGTGAGTTCTGCACATGCCATGACGGGTCTGTGATATGGGGAGAGGGTCCCAGCGTTAAATCCCTCGATCACGCTGCCCTGCACGCCAGCGTTCTCGAGGTCTCGGCCGACAAGTCGGGAGCCGGGGAACCAGGTTCCTTGTCCGTGCAGGGTCCACAGTCCGGCGACGTTTGGTGCTGGGACTATACCACCTTGGTTGTTCAGTCGGACTGCCTTGCCGAATGTTAGTCCCTGGCTCAGTTCCCCGGCCAGGGCGAGAGCCCTGCCGCAGGTGTCATCACAAGCTAT